TTTTGGTTATTCAATTAACGAAACTTCTTCATTTGTAACTGCAGCAACTGGTTCTACTCCAACTGCCGCTCAAGTTAATGGTGATTCAGTTTATTCTGGTTCAACTCAATGGCAAATGTTAACAGTTAATGTACCAACAAGTGCAGATCTTTATGCAGTTCGTTCATTTACATTAACTTCTGCATCTGTTAATATTCCAATCGTACCTGCATTTTCAACTATTAACAGCAATTACACTGCATCATTTGTATTTACTGCATCAGTTGCAACCGCTGTACAAACAGCAATTGCTGCCGGAGGATTAAATTTATTCTTTAGCAAACAACCAACTGATATTACTCGTGGTGATTTTGAAGATAACAAAGGTGCTTACGGAAACGGATATAACACAGATATCGATATTCCAGAAATTAACCTTGAAATGCAGTCTAACCCAATCGTTGCTAAGACACGTAAGTTAAAGGCTGTATGGACACCTGAATTTGCTCAAGACCTTAACGCTTATCACTCAATTGATGCTGAAGCTGAATTGACTTCAATGTTGTCTGAGTATGTATCTATGGAAATTGACCTAGAGATTCTAGATATGTTGATTTCTGCAGCTCCTACTACAGAATATTGGTCAGCTCGAAACAACACAATTTGGGACGGTACAGCATTTACTACTCTTGCAGCAGGTGTGGCTACTCCAGGTTTAGGAGATGGATTCTATAACACCCAAGGTGGATGGTTCCAAACTTTAGGTACTAAACTTCAAAAAGTATCTAACAAAATTCACCAAAAAACATTACGTGGTGGTGCTAACTTCTTAGTAACTTCTCCTGCAGTTGCAACTATTCTTGAGTCTATCCCAGGATTTGCTGCAGACACAGACGGAACTAAAATGGAATTTGCTGCCGGTGTTCAAAAAATTGGTGCAATCAATAATCGTTATACCGTATACAAAAACCCATATATGAAAGAGAATGTAATTTTAATGGGCTTCAGAGGTTCTCAGTTCCTTGAAACAGGTGCTGTATTTGCTCCTTATATTCCATTAATTATGACTCCGCTTGTATATGATCCAGTGAACTTCACTCCGCGTAAAGGTGTGATGACACGTTATGCTAAACAAGTAGTTCGTCCAGAATTCTACGGAAAAGTATACGTTCACGGTCTTAACACGCTTTAATAGTTAACTTCGATTAGAACGATAATTAACGAATTAACTAATTAAAAAGAAAAGGGTGGCTTCGGTCACCCTTTTTTACTGGTTGTATATTTATATTAAAAGAATATGGCAGTAGAAAGACACAAGTACGAGATGTTTGCTGAAATTCGTTATGCAGGCCGTCTTATTGATGTATTAGATCGAATCCGAGCTATTCGTTTAGTACTAATGGTACATATTGAACGAGACTTAGGTCCTGATAAAGAATTAATCAAAATAAAAGTTATGACTCCATATCCGCCTAAGGAAACATTTTTTGCAATACGTAAAATGTGTTTAGGTAAAATTGAAACGTTAAAAGATATGACGCTTCAACAATCGACGCTTACAAAATTATTTTAATCAAGGACAGTTATGGCTACACAAAATCGAGAAAAAACTCCTCCAAAAACTGATATTAAATTTTCAATTACATTGTCAGAAGAACAAAAACAAGCAAAAGCAAAAATTATAGAAACGCCGTTTAATTTTATTTTAGGCAAAGCTGGTTCTGGAAAAACATTGTTAGCAGTTCAAGTTGCATTGGATATGTTTTTTAAACGTCAAATCAATAAAATTATTATAACACGACCTACGGTATCAAATGAAGATAATGGATTTCTTCCCGGTTCATTGGCAGAAAAGATGGATCCATGGTTAGTTCCATTACGTAGCAATATGCGTAAAGTTTATAATAAACCAGAAATTTTAGATAAAATGGAAAAGGAAGAAAATATTGAATTAGTTTCTTTAGCACATTTTAGAGGACGTACATTTGATCATGCAGTTTGTATTGTAGACGAATTTCAAAATTTAACTAAACAGCAACTACAAATGGTTGTATCTCGTTTAGGTAAAGATAGTATTATGATACTCACTGGAGATCGTTATCAAATAGATTTAAAGTTTGCAAATGATTCGGCAGTACATGAAGTACCTAAGTTAACAAAGTCGCAATATGTTAATGAAATTATATTGTTAGATAATCATCGTCACGAATCATTAAATGAAATTTTAAAACTTCTAAATGAAACATACTGATATTTATATGAAAAAGGAATGTAACAATGGATTATTCAGAAAATCGTCCGATATGGCCCGGCAGTTCATCATTTACTACTGGCAGTACTCCATTTGGATTTTTTGATTCAGATGTTACATTTCGATCTCATGCAGATAAATTTGCCAAAATGGCAGCACAAACATTAGGATATCCAGTATTAGATGTTGAACTTGTAGCTGTAAATTTTTATACAGCATTTGAAGCGGCAGTTGTTGAATATTCAAATCAAGTAAATCAAGTAAATATTGCTAATAATTTATATAATACATTAGGCGTACAGACAGGGTCTAGTTTTTTAACTGGAACTAGTTTAACTGATTCATTAGTTGGAAATTCATTTGGATATATTTCTAAACTATCAAAAACATATGGTACTGAAGCAGATAGTGGTGGTAATTTAAAATGGCATACGATACGATTTGATGTTGAACCAGGACAACAAACATATAGTATTAGAACGGCTGTATCAAAATCATTAGGTATTATTTTAACTACTAGTTCTGTAGAAGTTAAACGAGTATTACATAATGCACCTCCAGCTATTGTAAGATATTTTGACCCATTCGTTGGAACAGGTTTGGGGTCTCAACAATTATTAGATGCATTTGATTTTGGAGGATTCTCTCCATCGGTTTCATTTATGATGATGCCAGTGCATGCAGATTTAATGAGAATACAAGCAATTGAATTTAATGATCAAATACGTAAATCACAATATTCATTTGAAATACATGGAGATGATATTAAATTTTGGCCAGTACCAGTACGGCCAACGGGCTCAACATCAGCTACGCCATTTTTTGACAAAGTTTTTGTTGATGTAATATTTGAAGATTCAAAAACAAATGAAGGCGTTTTATTCGGCAATACAGCACTTATGCGAGGTGTTATAACGGACGCATCAAATATACCATATACATATCAAACATACAGTAGAGTGAATGATATGGGGCGTGCGTGGATATTTAGATATGCCTTAGCACTTGCAAAAGAAATGTTAGGATATATTCGTAATAAATATTCAAGTATTCCTATACCAAATGGCGAAGTAACGTTGAATGGTTCGGATTTAACATCACAAGGACAAACTGAAAAAGAAGCATTAATAACACAATTACGAGAATTTTTAGAAAAAATGACACGTGAGCAGATGATTACAAGACAAAATGCAGAAGCCACTCAAATGTTAGAAATACAAGCAAAGATTCCATTAAAAATATACGTTGCATAAAGGGGTAATTATGGCACTATTTGGAACAATGCGAGATGCTAAATTTTTAGCATCAATTAATCGAGAAATAATCAATGCGGTAGTAGACACTGAAATTGAATTTTATAAATTAATATTGGATACTACAGAATCTAATATATATGGCGAATCAGATTCTAAATCATATTATGATTCAATTTTATTGCCATGCATTATAACTAAAGATGATAAAACTGCAACAATGGATGATTATGGACATTCATATACGCGTACATTAACGTTTGGAGTATCTAGAGACTTATTAGAACGTGCTGGATTTTATCCGGAAGTTGGTGATATTGTGTTATGGGACAATGAATATTATGAATTAGATAATGTTGATGCAAACAAATATTTTGTAGGAAAGAATCCAGAAACGTGGCCAAATGGTGATAGTCACGGATATAGTGTTTCTATTATGTGTAACGCACATGCATCTCGCCAAACTCCATTGGGTATAAAAAATTTGCGTAGAGGTGGAACTAATACATTTCCATTTAAAGGATAACGATGCCTAGATTAAATAGACAGGATATTGATAGAAAAACAAATAACCCAAATCCGCAACGAACGGAAGGTATTACGCCTGATCTATTATTAAATCGTGCAATGCAAACACGTCGAGATGATGATGTAATTAAAACAAAACAACGTACAATTTATGATATTGATTTTGCAATTAAATGGTATATTGAAAATGAAATTCAACCACAAATAACTGCTAATAAAGAATTAATTTCTGTACCTGTTATTTTTGCAAATGGCGAAAAATGGGACAATGTACGACGTTTAGGGTATTTGCGTGACGAAAAAGGAATGCTTCAATCTCCATTAATTATGTTGAAACGAAATTCAGTTTCCGAACGAGATGCACAAAAAACATTAGATGTTAACCGAGCACATCCAGCAAATTATATAATTCATAGAAGTAAGTATAATTCTAGAAATCGTTATGAAGATGAATTATTTCCGATACCTACTAATCAACCACAAGAATCAGAACAATTTTATATTATTGATATTCCTAAATACGTTACCGTAGAGTATGATATGATGTTATGGTGTGATTTTACAACACAATTGAATGACTTAGTCGATCAAATTTTACCATATGGTCGTTTTTCTTGGGGAAATGAAACAAATAAATTTCAAACTACAATTGGATCAATAAACTTTGAAACGGTTAATACAATTGGAGAAGATCGATTAGTACGGGCAACAATTCCATTATCAGTTTTAGGTACGCTTTTATCAGAACAAGAAGTTAGAATGTCTACTATTAAAAAAATGTATTCTATTAAAAAAGTATCATTTGATCAAATTATCGATGTAGGCAATAACATATTTGAAACATTGGAAATCCCAACTCAATTAATGCAAGTTCAAACCAATATATTAAGTGGCAGATCTGCAATAATTTCCGGAGGAGGAATCAACGTTAGTATTAATGCACAAGCAATGATATATTTAACAAATATTACAGAAAAGATTGCAACGTATTCAAATACAACTACTGTAACAATTTCTTCATTTGCCGCCATCAACCCAGTAACAAATGCAGTTGCTAGTAAAAATGAATTTGATATTTATATTAACGGACAATACGTTGATAAAGTAGTATATACTTGGACACCAAGTGATATTGCAAACCAAACAATTGTATTTGATACTGCAGAATTAGGATATACACTTAATGCAAATGATGTTATTGTAGTTAAAGGGAGATGGGCATAATGGCAAGGCAGTTTAGGCCCGGACAATTACAAACCGGATCTTTATTTAATATTTCTTCTAGTTATGCATTAACTGCATCATTTGCTTTAAACGGCGGTGGCGGAGGAAATACATTTCCATTCTCAGGTAGTGCTGTTATAACCGGATCATTGGAAATTAAAAGTGACGTAAATAATATATTTTTAATAAAAAATTTTAACAATCAACCCATATTATCTGTATCACAAAGTGGCGTAATAATCGTAACAACACAAAGTGTAGAATTAACAAGTACGGCACCAAATGGCGGAATATATTTTACGTCTGGATCATTTTTTGTAGGTTTAGATTGATACTTATATTTATATAAAATAGGAAAATAAATGGCAACGTGGAAAAAAGTAGTAGTATCGGGTAGTAATATATCGCAATTATTTAATGATGCGGGATATTTAACATCAGTAACAACACAAAATGCATTTTCAACCGCATCATTTAATGGGTCTCAATTATTAGCAAATGGTGCTAATGGTAATTTAACCTTTGCATCATCATCGGGACAGGGTTTAACCATTGCCGCTAATGTTGGAGCCGATTCATTAACTTTTGGTTTAACTGCTATTCCGAATGCAAGTTTAGCCAATTCTTCAATTACTGTTGCAGGAACATCAGTATCATTAGGTGGCAGTGTAACGCAGGCACAAATATTTGCTGGCAGTACAGCAATATCTGCATCGGTATTATCATCACCAAATCAAGGTGAAGCACTTTTAACAAATAATGGTGTTGCTGGATCAACTATAGATTTAGGATTACAAACAACAGATTCGCCTACATTTGTTGGATTAACATTAACAGGTAATTTAGTTGTATTAGGTACGGCATCATTTCAAAACACGCAAAATTTATTAGTAGGTGACCGTTTTGTATTGTTTGCATCGGGGTCTAATACAACGGGCGATGGTGGTATTGTAGTACAACAAGGTACGCAAAACATTGGCGAATTGTATGGTTATGATAGTGGCACAACACGTTGGGGGTTCACTTCATCATTTAATGCAACAGGCAATTCATTTGTTCCGGCAGTTTATGCGGGTGCAGTAGAAACTAGTGCAGTTGCTCCGAGTGCAGCACCAATTTATGGTGGTGTTAGTAATGGGTTTGGTACAATACATGTTGATTCAAATACCGGAGA